TACTGAAGTTAGTGCCTGTACCGTCTGCACACATGTGCACTGATATACTATTACCGAGGTCACCTGGGTATTTCGCAATCCAGGTACCTTGAGCTGACAAGGTAAATGTCTGTGAATCATAGCTGTCTTCATTTTTTACTACTAGAGTTGTATCTCCCGTTGACGAAGCATTGTTCGCCGTGGTTTCTACTACTCTTACTACTTTTAACGCGTTGCCATACTTTAAAAATGATGCCGCTGTTAAAAAATATTTGGCCGTGTCGTTGTCTGGTGTAGAAAATATAGATGCCATGCTGTCCTCAGACGACACGAGTCTTACTTCCTCAACCGGACCCCAATTAAAGGCCCCTGCAAAACCACCGATGCTGGTGCTCACCGCAGGTACTACGCTCGTTGCGTCAATTTCCTTGACTTGAACGCCTGGTGATACTTGAAATGCCATCGCTTTATCCTCTCAAATTTGAGTTAGTTAATATGTTTCATAATAAGTTTATTTTCACTAATGTTATTTATATAAATATGAACTCTACCCACGCTTCCATTGAGAGTCGAACCACACGTTGCCGTCTTCGGGAACATCGGTGGCAATTTCTTCATCTGAGACTGGATTTGAAATAAATCCAAATGGTAGCATATCGTCCTGTATTTCTGCTAGTCTTTCTTTATATAGTAAACCTTTGATGTTAATATCTGTGAGATTTTCAAAAACATCTGTTGAGGTAAACCATCCAAACAATACTAAATTCATCATTAAATCATCATGATTACCACCAGAAGCTTGATAGGAGGTACCACGCGATACAAAGGTTGACATTTCTACAATAGTTTCTGCATCGTGAATTATTAATTTTTTCTGTTCTATTAAATCCTTAATAGTAGAACAACCAATTCTTTTTACTCTTTTAGTCATTGTTGCGCCAAGAGCATTGGCCTTAACACTTGATTCTACGAACATATTTTCGTATTCTAAATCATAGTATAATCCATTACAGACAACACCACCTTGATCATTACTCTCAACAATAACATATGCATCATTATATGTTTTAGCATACTTGTAAATAATATCAGGGAATAGCATTGGCGATAGTGTATTATCTCTAAATGTGCAAACTTGCTGAAATGGTTGCTGACTTACATCAATAATATTAAAGGTAGAATAATCCTGATTTCGCCCTTTGGATACATCAACACACATTACATATTCATTGCCGAACTCTGGTTGTGAGTATATATTTATATTTTCTTTAAAGTACATAGGATCTACGGCTTTCTGAGCCAATAGAGTAGATGCATCTATTAGTGTATTACCACGGCCGTGGAATGTATTGCCGAACTCTTGCTCGAACTGGAGCGCCGATGTATTAGCAATAGTCTGCCGTTTCCACTCTTCATCTCTGCCTGGAACATCCCACCAATCAACACGGAATGGTTTAAACTCATTAGTTCCTTGAGTTGCACCTTCCCATATCTTGTGATATACATTACCAATTCCGTTAGCAGTAGAGGTAATAATGATTTTAGTATCTTTACCAGATGATACTACAGGGTATGTAGATGTATAGAATTGTGCATCATTTTCAATAAATGCAAACTCATCTAGGAATAGTAAGTTAATAGATAGACCACGAATAGAACTACCTGATGTGGCCGCAGCAACAATCTTAGAATTATTACTGAACTCTATAGACCCTTTGTTTAGTGCCTTAGTTCCTGGCTGTAAAAAGAAGGGCAAGTTTTCTAGCATCAATGTTATACGTGCCAGCATTTCTCTAGCTGTAGCACCTTTGTTAGCCAATACTGCAATAGTTTTTTCTGGATGAAAACACGCATACCAAAGTAAATAACCAACAGAACTAATAGACTTACCTGACTGACGACAAGCAAGAATAATAGAGAATCTATTGTCATCAAAGTGCTTAAACATATTTTCTTGGTAGGGATATAGCTTAAATGGAACTAAACCAGAATCAAGTGATATAACCTTAAGGTATGTTATCGCAAAGTAAGCAGGATCTCTCATACATTTTATGTATTCTGTTACTTCGTCTTTACTAAATTGAGTTTCTACGCCGTCTCGCTTGACGGCAGGATTACCTAGGTAACCAAACTCACTATTCTTGATTCTCTGCATTAATTACTCTATCTCTATCTGCTTTTAACAATCGCTGTAACTCAGTAGTTGAACCCACAAATATATTATTGTTTGTTACTTCTCTTGCTTCTTCTGCCTTTCTTTCGCCTACTGTCAATTCCTTTTTGGCTTTTTGTAGTGCCATTAATTTTTCAGTAGTATCAGCAATGTCTTTTATAGATTTAGATAAAACTTCGAATGCTCTAGGGTGTTCAGATTCTCTAGCAAGTTCTGCAAGTGGTTCAAGTGAACTAGTCCCTGTTCTTATTAAATCTCGGTATGTTGCCCTACTAAACTCATAGTCATCTTTTACGTCTTTGTCTATAACTATAGCAGGGGGATTGTGAGTTTCAGCAGCTGGCGAGACGGGCAAGTTTTTATTCAGGCTCGCCTGCATTTTCTCTAATTTATCCATATTTTAATCCAAGTCTGGAGTATTATCTATAGTGGTAGTTACTGTGTAGCTTTCCGCAGTATCTGTATTACCTACAGTAAAGTCCATTTCCTCTAATCTGGCACTATCATTTTGCGTGCCGTATAATTCAAAGTCAAGGTTGATTTCTCTAATTAATCCCACATCTTGTGTCGGTCCATAAAATTTCATTTTCATAGTGAAGTCAAGTTGGTATATTAGTACACGTCTTGTTGCGAGATCACCTTCATAATCATCCTGAATTTGAACACCATCAAGTATAATAGGGACATCTTGCTTATGGTTAAAACCTTCCACCGGCTTTATAGTCACTGTATAATCTGGCTGGAAGTATGGAAGTATCTGTTCCATAATCTGCAAACCATCATCTTGGTTTTTTGCCATGATGTATAAAGTCATACCTATATCGTAAGGTGTAGATGTCTTTATTGTCTTCCTTTTAGTTGCATCACTTCCGTGCTGTTCAGATATTTTATTTAATTTATTAATCTTAGAATTTGCGTCCAAGGCTAAAGTAGTTATTTCAAATGCCATCCTAGGTAACTTTAATGCAATACCCTGTTCAAATCCAGTTTCCTGATCTAATCTAGCAAGAAACTTTTGTTTAGGGCCGTAAGCAAGTGGAACTTTTATTTGATTTGAAAGACCACCAGTACCGGTCTTCCTTACTACACTAATATTATTAAATAGTGTTCCGAAAACTGCAACTGATTTTCTTACTGTTGCATGATAAAAATGTGATCCGAACATTAGAATGGGTCTCCGAATGGATTTGATTCAGTAAAATCAATAAAGTTATCTGCTTCTACTTCAATTTGTGCATTTTGAGCGGCAGAATCTTCTGGCATATAATCTTCACTACCATCATCAAGACCGTATATCTTAATTAAATTACAAGAAACAACTGATTCGTCGCCAAGTAATGGTTTTGTATTATCTACTACAAAGTCTTTATATTCTTCTGACCCAGCTACTCCAATATTTGATAATGAAATTTGGCCTGCGAGTGTTGATGTTTTTACCACACTTTGAACTCTACCAAACACTTCAATGACTGTGTTACCATCAGGTGCATCTTCTGCTGATTGTAATACCTGGGTTACAATTTCGCCTTCTTTAAAGTGTGCGTTTTCTGTTGTGCTATAGTCCATAACTAGCTGATATGCTTCATCACCCATCTTACGGTCAATTTCATCTACTCCAGTATTAAAGTCCTCATCATTGTACTCAAATAAAGAACAAGTAAGTCTATACACAGGCAAATTAGATAACTGATAGAATGGCTTATCGTCTTCAACAAATGTGATTTCAAAGAACGAATTTGTCATTGGTAAGAATAGTAAATCGCCTTCTCTGGGTTTAGCAGAAGCTTCATAAAAACCTATGGTACTATTCCAACTCTTGCGCGAGATAACAAAACTAGCTTCATCTCTTACTTCAATGCCAAACTTTTGATATAAATCTCCAGCACCTTCAAAGCCGTCAACATTTTCAATATATGCTTCCATTATATAAGCATCATCAAACGTGCCCGCAGGGTCTTCGCCTAGAATATCATCTCGGTTAACAAGAGTCCGCGGAATATAATATACATCTTGACCGAATATTTTAAGTGATTCTATAACCAGGTCTTCGTACAGATTCTGTTCTGATTTGACAGCCTGACTGAAATAAACATTTCTAGGCATTAGTTATTACCCCACATAGAAGTCAACTGGTTGTTCCCAGTTTAATCTGACTTCTTCTTCTAGTTTCTGTAAGTCCTCAACCGCATCGTCAAATAATTGTCTGCCGTTAAATGTTACGCCGCCTGGCATTACCATACCTTCAAATTTTATTAAGTTAGTACCCCATTGCTTCTTCAACAATGCAGTGCAATATTTCTTTAAATAGTAATCGTTATAAATGTCTGTGTATGCTTGAGGATCAATAATTCTGTATGCTTCAGCAACCAATATCTGGCCGACTACAACTTCATTTGCCCAATCCATATCAACTCTTAAACGGTCTCTATGTCTATCGAATGAAACTGATTTATCAGAAGAATCAAGTAATATATCTAAAGTTGATAGATATTGCTGAGTCATTGCATATTCTAATAGGTTACCCATATACCCAAGAGAAAACATATCGTTTAAATGCATTTGATATTTTATGTCAAATAGTGCATTTGAACTGCCTGATGTTCTAACTGGTAACAGTCTAATAACATCTGTGACTAAATCTGGTATTGGAATATACCCATTAGTAATGTCTTCAGCGGTAACTACGTGTTTCAGAAATACTTTTTCAACAGCATCTGCATGATAGTGCTGATAGAATTGTAGACCTTCGTCTATTCTATCCTCAATTTGATCCTCGTCAATATTAATTTCAATGACCGGTGCACCTAAAGACCTTAAACAATAGTCTATGAGTGTTTGTCTGCTATTTGGTTTTGCCATCTCTATCCCTCTATACTTATAGTAGTATTTATACTATTTATAACCTACCCATACACAGATTTAAATAATATCGCCCGGATATCTGCTACTCCACATAGTTAAACTGAATTTTTCGCCTTTGGTTAATGGAGTAGACTGATGACCGTGTGTTACCATGCCAGGAAATAGTATCATTCTACCAACGCGAACATCGCTATTACTTATTCCCTGCCTAGGGTAGATTAACTCTCCGCCTTCATAGTCATCATTTAACTTAACAGAACCAGTAACAAGGGAAGCATCATTATGCAGATTTAAGCTTCTTTGAGTATCCATGGCATATCTCATTATGAATGCATCTCGCATCCCATACATCTCCATAGGACTCCAATACTTTTCAACGATTGGATATATGCTCTCTTCCCACACCTTGCATACTTGTTCCCATAAATTCAACTCTCTTAATCTAATTTCTTGGGCAGGAAATTTATCACCTGGCAAACTTGCAAAGCCGCCATTTTTCATAGCCATGTCAATGAGTGCACCACACTGTGACCTATCCATAAATTCAACTATAATCATATCCTTTTCTAAAACATCAAACCTTCCATATTGATTTAAATTGAATAATGATGGTACTCCGCCGGCGGATTCCTGCCCGTAATTATAAGTTGGGTCAACGTGATCTTGGTATAATCTTTCGTATGTTTTCCAAGTAACACTTATATTGTTACCGTGATAGACACAACCACAAGTATTAGTCTTAGGGTTATACATTTGGCCGTTAGGTAATTTGCTTACTGTATCGTCATTTGTTTGAAAAATATAGCAATCATAATCAAGAGTTTGTCTTTTCCAGTTTGGGTTATCACGCACAAATAATCTTTGGCAAAACTCTTGATCATCTACAAATGAGTTATGATCAGTTGATGTACAGAAGTCTTTTGCACTTTTATATTCAGAAAATAGTTCTTTAATAATCCATGCTCTTCCTATATAACCACCACTATTTAAAAATATGTAAGGTGAAGCAGGTTTATTCGGATCCGGATTTTTCTCGGTGATTCTATATTGATTGTACTTTACGCCATGAGCTTGAGATAATTCATCATCATTTTCACACGGCCATAAATGTGTCTCTCCTGCCCATAATAGATCGTGGTCGAGCTCAATATATCTATCAATAATTGTCTGGCCGTCATCAACAAAAAATGTATCGTAACCGTCAGTAAAAAAGACAATATCCATATCGTCAACTTCTTCTGAATTTACAAAGTCATACATCATTTTAATCTTGGGCCCGCCACCAAAGCCTTCCATATCATCTTCCCACTCTGCATTGTGGCCTAGATTTTTTAATGGAATATCATGCTTTCTAGCACTAGTGAATAGGTTTTTAGTTTTTTCTTCGTCTGTACCAATAGTACAAAAGTGGACATTTTTATAATCTTGGAATATATCAACCAAATACTCATTAACTTCAATGGAGCTTTTATTTTCAGTTCTCGGTATTTGGTTACAGGAATCATCTTTTAAAGCCCAGATTGATACATCATCATTATAATCGTGTACCATTGGGAGATACTCATCAACTACAATAAGTTTTTTCTCAAAATTCTTTATTAATATACTAGCAGCTTTTGGAGTCAAAACATAAGCTGTCATGTTATATGGATAGTTAGGATTAATTAATTTTTCATCAGTAGGGTGATTAAAATTGTGTTCTGGCTTTTCATTGAGATAAGCATCATTATGTTGCAAATATAAAAAGT